TTAACCTTTCTTTGATTTTATGTAAACTTTTGTGTGTTCTTTTATAGTAATCATCTTTTGTAACACCATTCTCAGTCTTTAACTTTGAATACCAATTAACGAATTTTTCAACTTCACCCAATTGTTGTTTGATAGATGTTATACCTTTACCTATTTTAGCTTTTGCAGAACCATCTTCTTTTTTTAATGCTACCCAACGATTCTCATTTAAACTAGCCTCATCATCAGCCTTTGCTAATACCATACCACTTTTATCTGCAATTTCACCAGAATCACTACAATCAGTTGCAGTTGGTTTTATTTCTAATGGCTTTTTAGAATTAGCAGGTACATCGTTTTTCAACCAATCCTTACCTTCTTCTAAATCATCAACCACGTCTCCACCAGTTACATTAGCTAATCTTTTGTTTTTCTTTGCAGTTTGACCAGGTTTAGAAAATGCTGCCGGCGTATTATACCCAGCAACCGCACCAGTTCCAGTCATTTCTTCCAATTCCTTTTCAGATTGGATTTCTTTAACAATAGTTCTGATTATTTCTTTTAATCTAGCTTCCATTATTTTAATTTAGATTTTAATTCTTTGATTAACTCATAAGAAAGCATGATAGATGAAACCTGTCCATCAGATATACTTTTACCAATCTTCATTTTTTCTAAAACAGAAATAGTTTCAGATAATTTGATAGTAGTTACTTTATCTTGGATTTTAGCTTTGATTGATTTCAATTCAGCTACAATTTTTGGTAATTCTACTGAAAGATAATCTTTAAATTTAGATGTATTTGAGATATTATTAATATATTCTTTTAACAAATTCTTTTGGTTACTATCTAAGTTAGTATATTTTTTATTGAAAGTTTCAACAAGTATTTTATAGGTTAATAATCTTAGGTCTTTATCTTGTTGCTTATATGATTCGATTAGCTTAGTATCTTCTACTTTGTTAGTTTTTATAGATGGTCTAGCTATAATGTTTTCAATTAAGGTTACTTTTGAATTAAACACATCTTTAATATCGTAGTTTTCGGATTTTTTAGATTCAAAAACTTTATATATAGATGCTAATACCTTATAATTTGTTATTGGGGATGAAAGAAACTGCTCTAATTCAAATTTCTCATTAATTTGTTTAATAAGATTGTATTTTTCTTTTATAAGTTTACCTTCATTTAATTTAGAATGAGCTTGAGATACAGTATCTACAAACATTTCAGCTTTACTTTCAGAATTATATTTTTCTTTCAAAAGTAAATCATAAAGACGTAATTCTTTATTTAATTCAGTACCAGACGCAAAGAATTCTTTTACAATGTTTTTTGCGTTTTCAGTTTTATCGCCATTAAGTACCTCTAATGTTATTTGTCTTACTAAAAGCTCAAACAACACTCCGGTATTCTTAACCTTAGAATGTTTTATTTTTTTCATTTATTTCCCTATAATTTAACCTATATCTATAAACTAACACATATAAATATAAACTTTTTAATGTTTATTAAAATTTACTGTCATCCAACAGATTATTTTCATCTAAAAGGTCTGATTTTTGTGATTTTTCACTTAAAATCCTCTTTTTTGCCGAAATTCCATTGATATATTCTCGTGCTAATTTTTTACTTGATTCGATTGAACGAGTTTCTCTCTTTCTCTCTTTCTCATTTTCTTTGTTACCCAATGGGTCTCTACCATATGGATGTTTATCTTTACCATATGTATTTCCCTCTCTTGGTCTACCACCTTTATTATCCACAATCTCCTGTTTCATCTTTTGGATTTCTTCCTCTACATTTTGTTGTTGTGGTGGATTTGCTGGGTCTTCTCCTTGCTGTTCAATTGAGTTGTAACGGAAACGGTCTTTAAGGTCTAATACCATTTTAGCTCTTTCCATATCCATCTCATCTTCACTCATACTGAATACATTGTGGAATACCCAATCAGTAGATAACATATTCATTCCTTTAATATCAGTTGCTAATCTAACTTTCTCACTCCATAAGTTTACCTTCTCTTGCTCATATATTGTAGATGAGTTAGTTAAAGTAAGTTGGAAGTTTGTCATTTCAGCATCATCAATACCTTGTCCAGCTAAGTGAACAATTGCAATCTTATACAATTCACTAACGATTGTTCTTTGAATTCTTTCAATTGTTCTAGCAAAACGAACATCTTCTGCAGCCAATGTAGCTTTACCATTAACATTCTCATCGTATGATAAGTAAGCCTTTGGTACTTTCAATGCTGCAAATAGTTTAGCTTTTAAGTAATCAATATCTTCAACTGCTGCATATTCCAATCCAGCTAAGTTTTCAATAGCCGTACCACTATCCCCACCTCTAACAGGCAAAAAGAAATCTTCGGTTAGATTCTGAATATTATATTTTAAGTTGTAATCACCACTATTTTTATCAACAAATGGAGTTTTCTTCATTTTGTTGATAATCTTTTGCATATAGTTATCAACCTCTTGTGGATTAATATTACCAATATCAATTTTGAACACTCTCTTTTCAGGTGCTCTCATAATACGATGGATTAACATCGCATCTTCCATAAGGGATAATTGTTTCCAAACTCTACGACCATTTTCAATCATAGCCTTACCATATGGAAGGAAGTTTGTATCTGATAATAAACGGAAGTGAGCCATTTCATAGTTCTCATATTCCTTCTTACCAAATCTATCCAATTCAACTTTAAACTTAACATAGTTTTGGTTCATTGGGTCAGTACCTTCCAATCTTTCTGTATTATATACAGAATATGGAGTTACATTAACAATACCTTTACCTTCTGCAATTTCTAATGCTAAAAAGAAATCACCATATTTTACCAAGTTTCTTACCCAAGGCCATAAATTGAATTCTATATTAACTACATCATAAAATAAGTTATGAAGTATTGCACTTACATTCTCATTTGATGATTTAATTTGTAATACATCACCATATTCATTCTTTGTAGTAGATTCATCAGCGTAAATATCTAATGCCGATGCTATAATAGGGTCATTATCCATAGCATCATAATCTCTAAAAAGTTCTCTACGAACTTGATGATATGCCATTGATTGTGCACCCTGATTAGTCTCATAGTAAGACCTTTGTAACTTTGTATATCTATCTCTAAGATTTACGAAGTTTGTATTCATTTGGCGTTCATCAGTATCAACAACCTTACGCTTACCATCTTTATCAACGGTTACGATAGCTTGGGTTGAGAATAATTTCTTTAACCTTCCAAAAAAACTTCTATCATCTATTTCTTGTTCTGCCATAATTTATTACCATTTTCTACAAGACCAATATCTTGCTTTTGTTCTAGGACCAGGATTATCACAATTGTGTCTTGCTCTGAAAGATTTTTTTCTTTCTGGATTAGACTTTTTAATTCTCATTGTTTTATCTCCAAAATTTACCTTAATTACCTTTCCTGTTTTTGGGTTCTTAACATAAACTTTAAACTTTTTAACATCACCTTGAGATGGTTTACCTAATTTTACTTCTCTACCCTGATATTCAGCTTCATAAACACAATTACAATTTGCTTCTTCTAATTGAGTTGAATATACTTTAAGATAATTTATAAAATCATCCATATCTTCTTGCTCAACATCCAATTCATCATAATCATCAATTGGATTATCGGTTGGAGTATTTCCCAAAGAATATGCATTATCTACATACTCATCTTCTTTTAGGATATTTGTTAATTTAATCATAGAATTTCTATTTTGACATTATATAACATAAATATCGTAAAATATCAAAACACTATAACCATTGGGATAAATCTTCAAAATTATCACCAACTCTCATTTTCCAAGGGTTGTCATCCATAGTGTTACCACCACCATAAATGCCGTTATATGTATTTGATGTAATACCACCAACTGCACTTTTAGTTAAATCAATACCTTCTTGTCTTAAACGAAGTGCTGTATCTCTAACCCACAATCCAATTGAAAATGCCATCACCAAGTCATCATTATAACCCTTCATAGCTTCCGCCCTACCATTCATATAGATAAATGTAAATAACTCATCTATTAAGCGAGAGGAACGAACTATAACCGATTTCTCTCTAAAGTAATCCGTTAATTTAGATATAATCAAAGGACGGGTTTTAGAAGTAGTTGAAAATCCAGCTACTAATCCTCTTTCCTCTGCTCTATATCTATTTGTCATTTGATTTTCAGTATCAATATATTTTAAATCCTTACTCATATAGAATAAATTTTTATAATCTCTATCAATTACTTGCTGAATTGTTGCCCAACCAATATTTGCATTCTCTATTACAAGCAACGCATCATTATATTCAGTTGAAAGTGCTACTAAGAAATTTCCAAAATCTTTTGTATCTACTTTACCTTTATATTCAGCTACTTGAGTTGAATTTACAATATCAATTACGTGACACGTTGAATAATCGGCACCATCTCCTCTAGCCACATCGGCAATTACCATATATGATTTTGAATAATCAGGATGTTCCCATTTCCAAAGGTTTCCATCAAACCCACCTTTCTCAATTGGTTCTTGAATGTATGTTTCTTTATAAAACATTAGGGTTTCGGGTTCAATTACCGTCTCACCAGAACTTACAAAGTCACAATCACACTCCTGAGCTGCTTTTTTAATACCCAATAGTTCCTCTTGTTGGTCTCTCCATTTTTGGTCTCTCTCAGGATGTACTGTCCAATGTAATCTGATTGTATTAAATGGATTTCTACTTTCCTCAGCCCCTAACCAAGTTTTGTGAAACCAATTACCCACACCATTAGGAGTAGATAATGCAATACAACTACCACCCGTTGAAAGTGTTGATTGAGCTGCCACCCAAATCTCATCAATATCATCAATGAAGGCGGCCTCATCAAATATTAGAAGTGATAAGGCTTCAGAACGTCCTGCATCAGGAGAACTAGCAATAGCTTTAATTTGAGAACCATTTGTTAAGCGAAGGGAAAGTTTGTTATCTTCCATAGAACCACCTTTAAGCCAACTAGGAAGCAATTCATGCATTACTCTTACCTTAGTTACTAAGTTCTTTGCAACATCTTGCTTTGTTGCAATAACCAATACGTTAAAATCGGAATTGAATATCATTTTCCAAAGTGCGTATCCAGCTGATAAGGTTGAGATACCAGTTTGACGTGATTTCAATACTATATTAAATCTATTACCTGCAAATTGAGTTAGAGTCTTTTCCTGAAATGGAAATAGATGGAAAGGTATCTTACCTCTCACCGGATGTTGAATCATACAATACTTCTTCATAAAGTGAATCGGGTCTACCGCACACTTTTTGTATTCTTCTGCAATAATCTCTTTTAGGGATTTTTTTGGTGTTATAGGTGCACTCATATTAATCGTTAAGGGGTCTTACTAAATCGTAATTTTTATCTTTTAATTTATCGTAAGCCTCATTTCTTAATTTAGTAGCTTGTTCAATTTCTCCTTCAAACTTAATAATTTCCAAAAGGATTTCTGCTTTAAGTTCTTCAACATCTCTTTCCATACTCCAAGTTTCAATCTTACCATCTTCTTGAACTACTTCATAAGTTTGCTTTGCATCTCTATAAGCTTGTTTAAATTGAGCAACTATATCATTACCATGTGCAATCATATTAGAAAATATTTTATAATCTTCATATGCATCCCATAATCCATCTACTTTAATTTGAGATTCTTTTATTGTAAGGCAATGTAAACAATATCCAGTTTTAGATATTAATTTTTTATCAACTCTACCTATTTTGATTGTTTTACAATTATCCGATTTACAACTATTCAACTTATCTAAGTAAGCTCTTGTTTCGGCCATTATATCACCAAGTTCTGAAAATTCTATTCTACCACCTTCAGTTTGTTCCCAAGACCTACCATTTTCATCAGTCCATTTTTCACCAACTTTACGTTTTACAATTTCTTTATCTGCACCAGAAAATGAAATAAATGAGTCCTTTTCATATTCAGCACCATGCATTACCATATCAACCAACTTCCTACGAGTTGGATGCATAAACTTTTTCTTGAATTCTCTTGCCATATTAGGTTTGATATATTTGTATATATAAGTATATCAAAATTCGAAAAACAATTAATTATCTTGAAAATTTAAAAATACCAAGTATTTGATTAAGAGGTGCAAATGCTCCAGTTAATTTGTATGTATTACCATTATACACAAAAACTAACCCCTCATTAGGAACAATTTTATCAAATCCACCCAAAGAATTTAATCTTTGTAATTCTATTTTTAACTTATCTAATTGAGATGCAGTACCAGTTGCTTTTAATGATTTAATAGCACTACCCAATTCAGCTCTCATCTTTTTAGTTGCATCCGAT